AATTTAAATAAAGAAAAAATAAAAAATGTAAATGTAAATTATTCAGAAAGATTTAAGCAATTTACTACTACAGAAGAAAGACTAATATGGCTTACCCAATTATCCCAATATTATAAATACCCTAAGTATCCTTATATACATCCTACAGAAAAGCTAAAGGAACCAATAGTTTCAAAGAGACAGTTTAATAAACTATGTAAACTAACAGGTAAACAATTAGTTTACCCTAAATCTAAGAAACTAACTAAACCTTTAGAAAAACTATTTAATAAATATCATATTTCACCTTATAATACATAAAACTATTCTAAGGAGTCTATGATGTTTTGTAGATGTTATATACATATGGAAACAGGAGATATTTATAGAGTAGATAATACAGCAAAACCTTATAGGCTTTATAAATACTGTATTGACCTACATGAGTGGGTAAGACTTAAAGGTTTACCTGCTAAGCAAATCCTGCAACAACTTAATTTATTTTAAATAAAACCCTCCATTGTGAGGGTTTTTTATTGGAGTTTACATGTACTGTTTAGAAAAGAATTTTACTTTTGGTAGCTATAAACAACGCTTTGAGAGTTGGTTAAGGTGCTATTATTTTGATAAGCTTTATATGAAAAAGACCACAGTTAAATTAGGAGATATTGCTGTATATTATGCAGAATGCGATGAATTTTGGTCTGATAGCTGGTCTTTAAATGTAGATTCAAAACAAGGTTTAGATTTTTTATATTTTGTTAATAAATACTTTAAAGAACCAAAAGAAAAACCTAAATCTTATTATGAAAGAACAAAGATCCTTATAGAGTTTTTATATCTTAAATCCCATACTAGAATGGTAGGTTATTTTACACCTTATACTTATATGACACTTAATGATACTGTATATAATGCTATAAGCCAATTACACTTTAGAACTACTAGATTATTTAAGTATTTTACGAATAGAGCTAGTAAAGATAACTTAATTTGGTTAACTTATGCTTTATTTTTATATGAAGTCTTTTTCAGATTAAATAAGGGAGAGAGAAAAATATATAATGAAGACCCCTCAAACTTTTATAAATATGCTGAAGGAAGGGTGTTAATATTCAATGAAAATTCTATTAATAGTAAATCCTAAAGTAACTTCTACAGAAATAAATAACTATTATTCATTTCCTACATTTGAACTATTTAAACTTAATACTTTAGCTTTAAATGGTAAAAAGAAGTTAGCTACTACAGATATTAAAAATCATTTTAATACTGTAATTCTTCCCTATATAGAAAGTAAAAAT